TTCAACATCATAAAGAGGTTCATGTTCGTTATTAACCTCCCCATATTCAATCCCGAAAACAGCATTAAGACCGGGAAGGAGTTCTTTGCTAATACTAGCTCTATTAATAGCCATAATAAATCCTTCCTATTAAGCCGTTGACGCCGTGGCCGTCACGAAACGATCACGATGATTGTTGATATAAACTTCTACAATTGGGTAAATGTCCGATTCCGCTTCATCAGGGTATTTAGCACGCCCAATAACACGAACAGCAGCAGCAGCTTCCGTACCAGAAGCACCATCAAGGTAGTAACTGGACTGACCTGTAACAGTGTTACCGGAAGAAGCTGTGGAGCTTACGGTTACATTGTAGTTTAAGACAATGGCAAGCTCCGCCGCAGAAAGCGACAGAGAAGCCTGAATGTAATACGTCTGATCAGGATCAGTGATTACAAAGAATTTAATGTCCGTGGCTGATACGCCCCCGTTCCAAAAACGGGAGAATTTCGGTTCGCCATTTTCAACATACTGACAACCCATGAAAACCCCTGAAGGCTTTAGAGTTGCGGCAATGTACGGTGAGATCGTTGCAAAGTTTGCACCCGGAAGAACAACCGGATCACCAGTAAAAATGCTATTAGAAGGTGACTGCGCCTGACCCGTAGAGGTCAACGTAATCATATCCGTGACGGCTTCGTTATTGTATCCGCCACCCAGTTTGCGAGCCGGAATGAAACCACGAAATGCTTTAGTAGTAGACATGTTTCATCTCCTTAATTATGAGAAAGTTAGTCCTGAAAGGACGGTTGTCTTCCTCTGGTTGTAACTGATCGGCTAGAGTTTGTAATGGGCATACGAGAATCCGAACTTTTCATAAGTTGTGCATTAACTGCATCCATCATATCATTCGCTTTATTTTCGTAAAAAGTCCTCTTAGCCTTAACTTTTCCGGCAGGCATTTTTGCCAAGGCCAAGTCCCCACGACAGACTGCACCTTGATACCGACCTTCATCTCTCACGGCAGATGAGATAGCCATTTCAGGAACTTCATCGGGGGTTACAAGCACCCATCCCTCTTGAAGTCTTTTGCCAACATTAAGAACATCATCGACGCCTCTGACGGATATACGTATCCAGCGGTGAGCCATGCCTTCAGCATCAAACTTGGCTTTCACCGAGTCTGGTAGCTCAAGAGCATTAGGCTCCTCAAAGGTCCAATCATCTTCTCTCATGTTGTTTTCCCGAACGTCACTACTACGTGATTCATTTCGTGTATTCATTTTATTTCCTCCACGTCTCTAATTAATGTTTGTATACTCGCCTTCAGCTTGCGTTACCTTAAGCTTTTCGGCGGCATACTTTTCAAGTGGGATTCCCCATTTATTAGCAATAGTTACATCTTCTTTAGAAAGTTTAATCTTCCTATTAGAACTCGGAGACGAGCGTGAAGCCCCCGACACCACCTGAGCAGGTTTTTTCGTGTTTCCCTGCACACGTTCCTCATCTTCTCCAAACTTGTGCGGAAAAGCGTTTTGAATCCTGTTATTGACTTCTTCATAAAAGTCTTCATCATCTGGACTATATCCTTGTTCTTTCAGATCAGCATCGATTGCCAAAGCAGCGGCAGTCATGATATTATCTTTGCCAAACCATTCGTTATCACCAGCCCATTCTTCTGCACGTCTATCTCTTCGTTGTACAGGCTGAGTTTGCTGTTGAGTTTCAGGAGGTGATACATATTCTTGAGCATAACGAGACTTAACCGAGGTAACATTCTTTAGATCACCCTGAGCTTCGTTAAGCATCTCCTGTGCTTTAAGCACTCTGTCTTTATCACCTTCTTCAAAAGCTTCAAGATAGGCTTGACGGGCCATATCTATTTTATCTGTTAACTGCTTTTCAGATACTTCTAAACTATTCTTACTAACATGAAAAACTTCTTGTTCTTTTTCTCTTAATGTGTTGGAAAGTTGTTTATTAGTTTCCAGCAGTCTTTCCACTTCTTCATCCCGCTCTTTGCGCTGACGAATAAGTTGGCGAATTCTTTTCTCTGCACCCTTGGTTTCAATACCCTCAAGTTCAGGTGTTTCTTCTACTTCTTTAGCCTCAACAGGTTGTTCCTCAATTACTTCTTCTGGCTCATCCTGTTCAACTTCGTACTCTACTTCTTCTTCTGGAACTTCGATATCGCCCCATTCATCTTTCTCAGCCATTTTTCTCTCCGTTGCTAACGATACAAACGATTTACGTTATTAATATTATATCACACTATATTGATTTCCCCAAATTAGTTGGACCCCTTTCCTAAATTAAAGGTAGGATCTAAATCTTTGGGGTCGCCCACTTTCATAATAATCTGGTCATCAAAGAGCAGAATAAGCCTGACACCTTTGTAAACCATCTTAGTTCCGGCATGTTTACCATAGCATACGTAGTCTCCCACAGCACACCAAGCTCCATCCGTAAACTTATTCACATCTTTGTAGGCCAAGTCTCCAAGAGAGAGTACCTGTGCCACAGTGGTAAGATAAGCCATGTCATCTTTGGTGGAGTCTGGTAGAAGAATACCACCCTTTGTCACGCTTTTTACCGAAACAGGACGTACCAGAACGTGAAATCCCGGTAGTTCTGGAAGTGGAGAGGGATCAGGAGCTTCTTTTGCGTCGGTAATCCAAAGATCGTTCTTGATCGCACCACCCATACTTACTTGTTGCATCTCTTTAGTCATCCTCCATATACATGCGTTTTTTTACAATGTCTGTCAGATTGTCTCTGGCCCACTCTATTCCAGTAATAGACCCGACAATCTGTCGATAGTGTGAGTAATCTTCCGCAGAACCATTACTCAGTGTAGTCCTAAGATTGTTAATCTCAACATTGAACTCTGTTACTACTTCGTCCCAGATATTCATTTATTTTGGCGAGTCTTCTTCACAGGTTCAGGGAACTTCCAGCTTGAATCTTCCCATTCATTAAACTCACTGCGAGGCGCTCTCCCACCATATACCCCTGCTGCCCAAGGATCGCCAAAACTCTTGGACGTATCCTTGACATGTTCGGGATATCCCTTACCCTTCTTCATCATAGTTATTCTCCTTTTGATCTATTGCTAATTTGGTCAAAGCTTCAAGAGCTTTTTCTTCCATATCTTTATCGTTTTTCATACGGGCCTGTAACATATCTTTAATTGTTCGGCCTACTTCTCTTTCATTTTCTGATGTTACTTTAAACTCTTCAATATTTAGTTTACCTTCAATATCCAGTTCTTTAATACGTTGTTTAGCCTGACGATCAAGCTCTGATTTTTCTTCCTTCATGCTATTAGTAGCATTGGTTTTTAGAAGATCAATGATCTGATCAGCTTCTTCAAGTTTAAGTTTCTTAGTCTTCAGTTCCATTTCTGCGGCCTGTACCATAGTATCAGACTGTAGCTTCTGTTTCTCAAGCTCAACCTTTGCCTGTTCCAGAGATACAAGCTGCTGTTCAGGAGACTGTGCCTGACCCATTGCCTGATTGGCATTGAGTATCTGCTGTGCAGCCTGTGCCATAACCATCTCAACAACAGCAGGATTCTGTGCCTGATCAGAAGGAGCTTGCTGCATTAGTTGATCAGTCATACCATTCATCTGTTCCTGATATTTCATAATAGAATGTTCCTGAATATTGGCCTGAAGTATTGGACCAATACGCTGCATAATAGGATTAGCACCATTCATAGGGTCTTGTAGATAAGCCATCTTAACCTGAATATGTGCATCATGGTTCTGACCGGGGAAAGACGCAATAGGCACACCCTTGGTAGCAGCCATGATATCAGATACTGGATCAAGAGGTTTTGGCTCAATCTTTGGTGGGAGTATCTGATCAACATTGGGCATGTTAGCAGCGTTAAGAATTGTTCTGTTAAGTTCTTCCAGATTAAACATGCCCGGAGGAGACTGCTGCGCCATTTGCAGGGCCATGTTTGCCATCATCATACGATGTGCGTTGCTGGGAATGTTAGGATCACTTACAGGAATAATATCTATACGACCATCAAAATCTTCTCTGAAGATACTGCGATCTTCGTAGGGAACATCATAAGGATATTCCTTTGGAAGATAATCATAATCAATACGAGCAAGGATTCTGAACTCATCTTTCTGAGCTTTATGCAGACGCTTATGAATAGCACTGAAGAACTTACTACTTGCTTCAAGAAGCGCCATTGTAGTTCCAACAGGTCCATAGGAGGCAGCATCGGAGATAACCTGCTCCGTGCTGTCCGCAAACTTCTGACCAGCATTAGCCACGAAATTCAACATCTGGAATAGAGTAGAGGAAGGCTCTTTATAGGGAAGGGGAACAATAGCCTTTGACAAATCTATACCAGTTGCTTCAACCTCCTTGAACTCGCCGGGAGCAATAGGATCGTTGTCTCCAACTATCCGTACTCCTTTGGCCTTAAAACCACCCGGTAGATTTGCAAACTGCCCTGCATCTATCAGCGAACGCATTGCCGCAGTAGCACTCATAGTCAAATTACCAAGGAAGTGTATAAGACCAAGACCATAGAAACCAAAGCCCGGAACAAACCTATAATGCACAAAGTGATTAATTTTTTCTTTGTTCGGGTCATCTTGCTTATAGTTTCTACGAATACTTAGTATCTGCCGAGACTGACTCTCAACAGTAACAATATATGGAAGAGGGATATCATCTTCTTCAATATCAAGATAACAGTGTTGCTCTAGTAGAACATACTGAGGATCACTGTCTGAGGAAGGGGACAAACCAATAATGGTATCCATCTTCTCTGCAAAAGCTGTAATATTATTAGATGATGGGGTTGGTAGGTCAACATCCTGATAAACACCAGCATTAATATCCCGTGCTATTTCAACAGGACTGCGATATATTACATGTGTGTAACGATCTGCATTGGAAAGATCAGTTGCATAATAAGAAATATAGAACTGGTCAATGGGAATAAACTCAGACTTGGGACGCTTGGTAGTGGCGTCATAGTAAAGCTTTTTAAATGCAGAACCAATAATGGGGAGATGGAACAACATTCTTTCAAACTCATCAAAGTACTCAGGCATCTGCTCTGTTACTTGATAGTTCATAAAGTTCTGTACACGGTTAGCCTGTAGTTCTTTCTCAGCAGTTGACTTACCAAGTATCTGTGTCTTGATAGGACCGCTTGATGGGAAAAGCTCACCGGAAGCTTTTGATTGGAACTTGACAGCAGACTCAATAAGCAGGGGATGTACAGCGGTACATGCTCCTTCAAAAGGTTCAGAACCCTGCTCCAGCTTCAGACCTAGAAGATCAAAGCCACGTTCAAACATTGATTCCCAATCTGCACGGGAATCTTTATCAGACTGAAAGTTTTCCAGAACATCGTTGGCAATATCATCCAACTCAGCATCTTCAAGCATTTCAGAGATATCACCATACCATTCAGCAATGTCTTCTGAAGCTTCCATTATTACATCTTCTTCGGCAAAGTCTACAGTAATACCACCATCTTCAGGATCAAGTTCAAAGGTGGCAGCACTGTCTTCTTCCGGCACAGGCATAGGAATAATATTACCTTCTTCTGAAGGCATCATCTCATATGGATTTCTCTCAGTAGCCATTTATTTCCCTATTCAAAAATTGTTCCCTGTATTTATTATATCATATAAATACTTGTATCCCAAATGCTTATTAGACATTCCAGTAAGAAGCTCTTGCTTTGGGTTCTCTGTCTTCTTCTTCTTCAGGATCTTCGGGGTGGCTGAGATGCCACGATTCTTTCATGTAGTGTACTGCCATTGTCAGGGCATCTACCTGATCATCATGGGCCGCATTGGGGAACCTGACCAGTTCTTCTATAAGATCATCTGCCCATTTTTTACTCTTGGGTATCCACAGTCTACCTGCTTCCATGATAGGGCTGGCAGCATAAACTCTGGATACCTTATCTCTGTCAGGATTATATTCCATTACCGGGAGTCCCGCTCTTCTCATATCCTGAATAAGAGATTGACCTGATGCCTTTTTTTCTACCATACATACGTCTGGCTTATGGGTGGTATAAAGTTTCTGAGCAAGTCTTCTAAGTTCAGGGTATTCAAAACGTCCCTTGACGTTACCAAGAAGAATAAGATGTGCTGCATAATCCTCCAGACCCTTTTCGTTTTGATCATACATGTAGAATATACCCCATGTCTGAATAACGCTGAAGTCTGCTGTTGTTTTGGTGGAGAAAGCAGTATCATATGTTTGTATAACAAACTCACAGTTGGGAGGCTCATCCTCATCCCAATCCTTGAGCCATCGTTTTTTTATTAAACCACCCTCTTCAGGTGTGGGGTCTTGCATGTACAGAGAGTTCCAGTACCTGCTACCATTACTGGCCTTGATCTCGTTCTCATCCATTCTGAGTATACGTTCAGGCTTCCATTCAGGAAAATAACTACCCCCTACTGGAAGATCAAGCATTTCTGCTGCTTCTTCGTCTAACCATGCAGGTATCTTGACCACCTCCCATGGTATAGTTTCGTAGTCTGACATGTTCTCCTGCTGCTTCAGCAGCCATCCGCAGAGATCATCATAGTGATACCTTGTATTTATTATGACAATGGCACCATCAGGCATGATACGTGTTCTGAGTCCCGCAGGATACCACTCTTTGATAAACCTTCTTCCGGCACTGGAGATTGCATCTTCTTCAGACATGGCATCATCAAGGATTGCTACATGAGCGCCACGACCAGCAATCTGTGATCTGACACCGGC